GTTGTACTTGTATTACAAGCATTTAGACCAATAATAATTTGATTGTTAGATGTAGCTGTTACGATGTTAGTTTCACTAGCATTTGTAAGTGTAACCTCTGTAGATTTAAAATTATTTGCCATTATTTATCCTCCTAAAGCAATTGCAAAAGGGATAGCATTTGGGTCGCTTTCCCCCTCGATTGTTACAGTTGATGGTATTGTAGCTGTTGCCCCTGATGTGCTTACTTCAAAAACAGTAACAAAAGCAGACCCATTGTAATATTTAAAAATTATTTTACCTGATGTATTAGTATCAGCAAAAATCATTCCTGAGTATTTTGTAGTAGGTTCAGATGTACCGCTATTGCTTGTAACAGTTGCAGCAAAAGCATTATTCATATCCGACCTAAAACTCGGAAAACCTTGGTTAGCTATAATGTAATCGTGTTGTGCCATAATAAATCCTTATCCACCAACACCATAAAATTCATATATCATTTAAAACATACTCCTGCAATCATTTTATACCCCTTTAGCCACATAATCGAAAGTTCTTGAAACTCCTGTTCCTCCACTATTGGTAAAGGCAATGTTAAAACCTGTTTTCGACTTACTTGTAATCGCATATTTGTCACCTGAGGCCATATCTTGGACTGACAGAGTAATAGCAATAGAATTGAGTAAATTAAATGCTTTTGAGTAAGTAATTGATTTAGTTCCTGTTCCTGAAACAACATCATTTTCTGAAACTGTAAATGCCTCAAGCTGTAAAGTTACCCCAACTGCTGTAACTATTGGGGTTGCTGTATTATTATCAGATTGCATTAAGACTCTAAATTTAAAAAATCTACCTGTATAATCACCAATAGTAAAATCTTGAAAAGTAGAAAAAGTAACATTATCGTCAGATACAGCTATTTGTAGCTCAGATGAACATTGTGTATTTGCATCACCATCAAAGTTAGATGGTTGATCGTCAAAATCACCTGAAACAAAGTCAAATATTCTTGCTCTATCTGTAACTTGTTGAGTAAGTGTAGCTGTTATCTGGGTAGTTACAATAGCACCAGCATCAACTGTTTGTGCAAACTCATAAGTTCCTGATGATTTTACTGTAGCATTTTCACCGCCATCAAAAAGAGTAGAAGTAATTGAATCAAAATTACCTGTAACATCATCAAATAATTGATTACCTTTAAGTACAATACATTTTGCACCATCTTCTAAAGTTGTAATAACTGTATCGGTAGTTGTACCTAAAAAATTAGGATTTTCATTTTGTGTAAGTAAATCTGTAAATTCACCAATAGTTGTTATTTGAGTAACAACACTTGTGGCATTAATAGATACATTACCTAATTTATCTACAGCTTTGATTAAATATGTTCCTGTTTTAGCAGGTACAACAATAGATGTTCCTGGTCTTGATAGTTTTTTTACTAATACGATTGAGTTTTGCCATTCAGCTCCAGTAGTAAGTGGACTAAAATTTATCCTATAATGTGACAAATCTAAGTCAGGAACAGGGTCAAAACTTAAATGCGCTTCCTTACCTACTATATTACAAGCAAAATTTTCTACATCAGATGGTGGTGCTATCTGACCTATTATAGTTCTGTTAGCTGTAATAGATGATGATTTTACTCCGAATATATTTACACCTCTAGCTCGGACTTGATATTGTGCTTTATCTATTACATTTAAAAATTCATATTTAGTTCTTGTACCTCTACCAATTAATTTAAAATCATCTGTTACAGAATTACCATCTGCATCTGTTAATTGTTTTACTTCTACTTCAAATATTTCTGTAAAGTTGTCTGTTGGAGCTGTAAGATTGATTACTAATTTAACGATTACAGTACCATCGTTATATTGTACTAATTCATCTGTTAATGTAAGTGCAGTTGGTGCAGCAACTGTTGTTGCACTTGGTAAGTTTGTAGCTTTACCACTTGAGATTGTAGAATAATCACTTGTACTAAAATCATATACAGCACTAGCAGTTTCTCTAAACTCTGCATTAATTAAAGGCACAGGAGCTTCATTTCCACCATCCATAGAAAAAGACCAACCTGTTATTTCAAAAGTTTTATTTGTAAAGCCTAGTCTTGAGTTTGTTATTTGTACTGTATCGCCAATATCTAATTGGAAAGCATCTAAATTAAATGTGGCTGTAAAACTTATTTGTTGTCTTGCTTTTAATAATTGAATTTTAGCTAACCTTTGTACAGTTGTAGAAGATGTTGTCATAGGAAAATCAAACTCGCCAAATATTCTTTCTGAGTTGTCCTCAGTCTCAAAAGTTGAATTTGTAAGTATAGGATAATCCTCAGGTTGATAAAAATTTGCAGGTTCAGAATAAACACCTCTTACTGCATTGAAAAGTTCTTTTTTAGATATTCTAGTGTTTAAAGTTATACCTGACCTAATATGGTTTTCATTAAGAGTTACACTTGGTGTCTCATAAACAGCAGGTCTTATTTTAAAAGCACCATTAGAGTAAACTAAATGTCCTGCCATTGTTGTAAGCATATTTTGTAAAATTACTTTAGGTGATTTATCTAATGTAAAAGTCCCATTCATTGTAAATCTATCTTCAGTACCACTTGTTAATGAAACATCTTCATCGCAAGTATTAGCTACTGCAGAAAAATTAGTATCATTTATCTCAGCAGTCTCTGCACCTAAACCATAATCTGAATTTGTTAGATAATCACGAATACATAACGCAGGATTTCTACTATATGCGGTAGCACTTGTTCTAGGATCAAAAACTTTTTTACCTTCAACTTCTACAGTTATGTTTGGCACACCATTAGGATACACATCTGAGTCAAAATTTAATCTTATATATCCATAAGCTATACCTCTAAGTCTGTGATTTGTAGTCCATTGTGTTATTTCAGATACAAGGTCTGCATCAGCCAATTGTGCATCAGTACCTAGATGTTTTTTAAATCTTAATTTTCCCTCATATTGATTACCTGATGATGGAAATAATCTTGCTATACCATCGCTATCAGCACCATCTTGTGTAAGTGGTACTTCATTTTCATTTAAAAAAAGTTTTGTTATATCGTTTATTTCATGACCTGCTATTGTAAATATTATATGTAAAAAATCATTTGTTGAGCCTGTAGCCTCTGCATAAACCATAACTCCACCAACTCTTGTTTTGCCATAAATTACTCTATGGGGTGCAAGTCCTGATTTTGCAGTAACCATAGTTCCTTGTTGTAAGTTTGTACCAATATTAGGTAAATCAACTTCAGGTGCTAGTTTTTTATTGACTGCACTTAGAACCATTTGAGTTCCTGCAGATATTAAAAATGTTCCAATAAGACCCTGTGTAGCTGTAGTAAAAGCTCCTCTTGTAACAAAACCACCTACAGCTTTAGCTGCAGTAGTTGAGCCTATTGCAGGTATTGCAGCAAATCCTGTAGCTATAGCTCCTACAATAATTGCAGTTTTGACTGTTTTACTTCCCATTAATCTATCCTCCAGGCAATGTCACATTTATTTGTTGGTTTTGTTTCTTGACCATTTTTTGTTTTAAATACTGATTTTTCACCAATACATACACCCATCGTTCCTCCAAGCTCCTCATTTGTTTTTAAAAAAACAATATCACCTCTTCTTGCTAGTGTAGTGTTTACTTCTTCAAAATTATTTTCTTTTGCAATATCTTTAGCTATATCTAGTAAATCTTTTTTATTAAGTTCATTAAGAATTTTTTTGGCTTCCTTAATTGATTTGTATTCTCTTTTAAAAACCTTTTTTTCTGTAATTACCTCGATAGCACCTAATATAAAATTTACACAATCAGTTTTACCACGCACAAATTTTTTATCTTGTTGCGATACAATATAATTTGATAGTTTTGTGTCCCAATTTTCTATTCTCATTATGATGTCTTTTTACCCCATATTATTTCTTTATCTTGCAGATCTGTTACAAATTCAAAACCTAAGTCTCCTGTAAATCTTTCTTGTTGGTCTTCATGCGTATATCTTCTGTTTTTAGGTCTTTCTAATTGTATCAATCTACTTTCGCAGTTTAATGTTATTGTTGAGGACTCTGGTCCCTCATCTATTTTCATTATATCCATTTTACCCCTAAAAAGTGTATAAACATCTGCAACTACAGCTTTGTTTGTATCAAAAGCACCAAAATATATACTTGCATTTCTATTTGTATAATTTGCAGTCAAAGCAGTTGATATAAAACTTGATTTTATACCTGTTAAAGATAAAGCAACACCTACAGCTTCTACTTGGTCGCTTTCACTTACTGCACTAACATTTATTAAATCACCAAGTCCTGTAAATGTTTTTGATGAACCACCTGCAGTACAAGTTAAATCACCATAACCATTCCAAAATAACAATGTACCTGTACTAAAAGCTAGTTCTACAGCTAAAAAAGGTCTTAATACTTCAGCTTTAAGTGCATTATTAAATGCAGTTGTTATTGATCGTGCCATAATTTACCCCAATATAAATTAATAAAAAAATTAAAATTAAAATGTAAAATAGTTCATCTTTTTTATTCATGTATTTTTAATATTTTTTTTCTACCTTGATAAATTTCTGTTGTTGCTTTTACTTTTTTACAAGAAAATTGTACTCTCTCAGGTCGTACCTGCCTCTCAGCAATCCTCTTAGATCGTAAGCAGTCACTCATCTTTTCCTTATAAGTATGCTCAATCATTGCACCATTTAATGTCATTATTAAAGCTATTACTACCTCTGTCATTTCCAACCTGTCAATCTAAGTATTAATTTTTCAATATAATTTATTAATCTCTTAAAAAATTTTTTGATATTTTTTTTCATAATATTTTTCCTTTGTTAATTCCTTCTTTTATCATATAACGATGTGAGCCATAAGCATTTATATTGACTTCTTTTTTGTTTTTATTTAATATTTTTGTCAATTTTTTTTTCTTATTATTTTTAATAAAATCAATTACTTTTCTAGTGAGTCTTTCCATTTGCTCTTACCTTATCTTTTAAAATTTCTATTGCCTCTGTTAGTTTATCAACATCTTTCATTAATCTTTCTATGTTTACTTTATTGTGCATCATTTCATCAACTCTTGTTGTTAGTTTTTCAATTTCAACAATACTATCTTCAATTAATAAAAATTGCTCAGAGTCTGCAGGTAAAGAACCCATTTCACCTCTAGGCCATTTTATTCTAAACTCTGTATTTTTTTCCAAATCACTTTCCATTAATTTGAGTTTTGTAGAATGAACATTTAATGTTTCTACTATTCCAAAATATGCCCAAACACCTACAGCTACCGCAACAACAATACTAATTAGATTTCTCAATGGAAGCTGTACATTAGTGTTTTCACTTACTTTAAATTTACTCATTTTCTTTTTCTCCTACCCATATAATGATCGCCTGGTTCATAATTCCATTTTTTGCCATGATGACCTCTAATATCACAATATAACATTCTTAATTTTACAATAATCTTTCTCAAACTTCTTGGCATTATAGTGCCTCTGTTGCTGACAAACTTATGCCATATTTACTTACTTGGTCTGTATCCCAAGATGTTTCATTTGTGTCGAGTCTCATCAAAGTTTTAGTATTTGTATAAACTACAGTTGCATCATCTGCTATTGTTTCAATTCCTTGTCTTAATGCAGGTTCAATTCTAACATTTGCTTCACCTGAACCATTTGATGTTACATCTTCAGTAACCATATACAAAAATGAGTTTATTTGTATGTAATCACCTGCCTTAAAAACATTGCTAGTGCTATTTGCAAAACCATCTAAAGCTACTTGGTTTCCTGTTTGACTAGCACCATTGACTCTAATTGTGCCTGTAGCTACACCTTGTATTGTTTTTCTATCCTGGTCGCCAATACTAAATGTACCTCTTCTTCCTCTAAGCTGTAATAAAAAAGCTATTATGACCGCTGCTTTATCTTTAAGCATTGGTGGAAATGTAATTTGAGTTGTCCAAAACTCTCCCTCGTGTTGTACTACTTGGTCTTGGCCTGTAAAAGGTGAGCTAGAAACTGCAACTGTTCTAACAAGTGAAAATTTTTGTGTTCTTACTCCTGATACTGTAGGAAATGTAAGTGGGTACGATGGTGTAAATACTGCCATAATTATCCTCCAAATGCTTTTGCAAATTTACCACCCCTTACTTTTGCGTCTGCTACTGCAGATATAGTTGATTGTTGAATACTTGGCAATAAGTTAGCAATTTCACTTCTTACTGTATTTGTTACTCCTAATGCGAAGTTTAAATTTTGATTAATTACCAATGGTGTACCACCACCCATTTTACCAGGTGTAAGACTACTTGGTGTTATAGCACCTGCAGTTCTTGGAACAAAAAGTTCAGGACCCCTTTCACCTACTAATGTAGGAGTTCGTGCTTGTACTGCACCCCCTGTTGCTTTACCTGTAAAAATTCTTTTGAAAACTGCACTAAAACCTCCACCACCTTCAATACCCTCTTTTATGGCTTTTGTTACTTTATCTAAAATCAAAGCATCAATAATTGCTTTTTGGATTGCTATTAATAATTCTTGTAAAATACTTCTAAAATTTAAAGCCTCTGTTTTACCTCTTAAAAAAGCATCTACTATTTGATCACCTGCCTGTCTAAAAGACTCAGACACACCTTTAGCTATTGTGTTGAGTTGTGTTTGTAGCTCTCTAGCTTTATCTAATTGTTCATTCTGTTTTATTAATGCCTCAGTTTCTCTTTCAATAAATTTAGCTCTAATTTCAGGGTCTGTAACTTTATTTTTAATCAACTCATCTTCTATTTTAAATTGATGATTAAGTAATTCTCTCTGTTTTGTAGTTTTACCAAGTAAAAGTTCTTGCCTTTGTAATCTTCTGATTTCTTTTTCTCTTAGTTCTTCAAGTTTTGTTTCAACAGGTATCTCTTCACTTTTTTTCTTTTTGTTAGCATTTAGTTCTTGAATAAGTGCGGCTTCATTAATATCAAATAATTTATTCTCTAAGGCTATCTTTCTTGTCAAAAGATCATTCATTTTTTCGCCCTCAACTGTAGCAGTAGGGTTCATACCTGCAGGATCTATTAAAGTCTCACCACTTGTTTTAATTTTTTGATCAAGTTTTTCTATTTCTGCATTTACTTCTTTTAGTGCAGCAATAGCATCCCTTCTTGTCATTTTATCAATAGCAAGTTCAAAATCACCTAATGCTGAAGAGAGAGTATTTATTTTATCTGTCAAAAAGCCAACAATTGCTTGACCAACTTTAGTTCTTTCAAAAAATCTACCTAGTTTCTCGCTTAATGTATCAATAGCTCCTGCCAAACCTTGAGCAGCTTTTACACCTGCACCACCAACTTGCTCATTTATTGCCTGGGTAATAATTTTTTGAGCTTCTTGTTTTTTACCTAAAAAAACTAGACCCTCAATCTGTTCTTTTTGTACTTTGTTGAAAGATACACCAACTCTTCTTAGTGCTGCTAAACCAATTTTTGGTTCCTCTAATGCTTTTCCTAATTGAAGTGCCGCAGTTTTGACACTACCAAAACCTACTTCTGCTAAATCTTGTGAAAGTCGTAAAGCTGTTTTGAATGTATCACCTGTAATAGATTTGAATGTAAGTAATACACCTGCAGCATCTCTTACATCCCTTGTTGAAGCTAAAGTTTCTTTACCAATGTCAAAAGCTAATTCTTCAATTTCATTAAGTGTAAGACCTGCAGCATTACCTGTTGCTTTTAAAATTCCCTCTAATTTACCTAATTGTCTTTCTGCGTTTGCAGTAGCTCTTACTAATTTACCTAATACTAAAACTGTACTTGTTACAACTGCTAACAATGCTAAAAAACCTAGATTAACTCTACCTGTTATTGCACCAATAGCATTCAATCTTCCTGCAACAGGTCCTAATGGTCCCTGGACTGCTGCAATTGAACCTGCAACATTTCTAAGATTCTCTTGAAAGTTTTTTTGACCTTTAGTTACTTTCTCGGTAGTCTTTTTAAAATCATTTAGCTTTTTTTTACTAGCATCAACTTGTGTTCTAAGTTGTTTAGTATCAGCACTTATTTGTATTCGTATGTCGTTTATTTTTGCCATTAGTCAGGAAATCTCCTCATTAAATCTTCCAATTCGCTTCTACCCATAGGTGTATCTTTTTTTTGTCCTTTAGACAAGATAAAACCATTAAAAGCTGACATAAATTCTTTGACTGACATACCCCAAAAAACTTTTGGACTCATGCGAAGAACACCTAATCCAATTTCTAAGTATTCTTGGATGGGGTATTCTGTTCTTTGTTCTCCGCTTCCACTAAAGGGTCATTATCTTCTTTTTTTTCACCCATAAATATTGTTGTTAATATTTGAGAAGCTAAAACTGCTGAGTTTACAAGACCATTTTGAATTACTAGATCGCCAACAGCTTTTTGTACTATTTTATTATCTGCACCTTTGAGTGCTTCATACAAAACTATTACAATATCTCGCATAGCAAAATTGTTATTACCCATTTCAGTAGCAATTTGCATAATAGATTTGTTAGTTCTATCTTCAATGCTTACTATTGATTCAAATGTTAGTCTAAAAACATACTCTTTATTGGCAAGTGTGCCTTTTGTTTCACCTTTATATTTATTCATCATCATCTCCTAGTGCTTTTTTCAGTTTTTTCTTCGTTTGTATTGATTTTTTAAGTTCGCCTTGGTCGTCTTTTATACAATGAAGCTCTGCTCTACTGGCTGTTATAGTAATTTTTTGCACTACGAGATTTTGGTATGAATTTACAATTACTTTATCAAGTGGCTGACAATCAACATCTTTGTTGCATTCTATTGTGATTGCACCTTTTTGGGTTACTTTAATAAACCCATGATATTGATTGTCTTTGATTGTAAAATTAATCACTTCCCAACCATTAGTCCACTTTATTTCCATAATTACGCATTCGTATATGTTATTGTATTAGATGACTCTAATGTTACAGAATATGTTTCCTCACCATTAAATTCACCTGCTCTTTCATAGCTTGTTACTAAGAAAGCACCAGATATTTTTGAACCATCTGAAAATACTAAATCATAATTTTGTATTGCACCATCAAATGCAAAACCTCTTAATATATTTTCTGTAGATGAATCTGTAAATACACCACTAGCTGATATTGACATACTTCTTACACCACCACCTTGTAATAAATCTCTAGCTTTATCATTACCACTTGTAATAAAAGCATTTGAATCTTTTGTTGTTATATCTACCATCTCACCATTTATAGTCATAGATGTACTTCTAAGTCCACCCATTGTTGCTGGTGTACCTGTGCTATTGTCTTTAAGTAAAAAGCTACTACCTTTTCCTGCTGCCATTTTATTTTTCCTCCTTAATTATCAAATATTTTTGCACGAAATCTTTGGATTCCATGCGTTGTTAGACCATCATTTTCTTTTATAATGTCAGAAAATTCAAATCTCAAATTTACCAAACTTGCTCCTGTTACACTCAAATCTGACTCATGCAACAGAGCATAAATTCTGCTCATAATCTCTTTGACTTCCTTAGAACCTCTATATCTTGAAAATGAATGTATTACAAGGGTATGTTCACTTCCTTGTAAAGTTTTTGTTCCATCATCTGAGCTTGTTTCCTCACCAATCTTTACATAAGGGAAAGCTGTGTTCTCAGGAACAAAATCGAATACATCTGTAACCAATGATTGTAAGGTGCTATCACCATCTAAGGCATCAAATATTGTTTTTTGTAGTCCTAAAGAATGGTCACTCATTTTCTAAAATTCCTTACAGTTTCATTTACTTTTTTAGTTACTACCTCTACAATTTTTGGAAATGCTTTTTCAGATGCAGGAAACATAAATGGCCTTGGTAATATTTTAGAAGTTCCAAATTCTAAAAACATTGAATAAAAAGCCTTACTGACAACATTTACAATATTTTCTGACTCTCTTTCGACCATTATATTAGATACTAGATTCCCTGTATCTGAAGCAGGAGCTTCACCTGGTGCAGATGCAATATGTGTTCTAGTTGGGTTATATTTTTTATATTTTCTACCACTTTTTGAACCTTGTGTAATAGATTTAATTGCTTCTCCTCTTATAAATTGTCCACCACCTAATAAAACAGGAGTCATTTCTTTCATTAAAGTATTTGATAGTTTATCAATATTTTTTTGAGTTGCCTTAATACCTGTTACAATTATTGTCATTATGTACCTACATTTTCAATTGCTGTTATTGTAATAAAATTATTATAATCGTTCTCATTGTTTATTTTTACAATATCAAATGTTCTAGAACCAAATAATATTCTCATTGTTGTTGTAATACCGCTTCTATATCTTATTAAAAATTCAAATGTATGTGGGTTCTGTACTCTTTCACCTGTGCTTTCATTAAATATTTGTCTACCTGCTTTAGGTGTTATTTTAGCAAAAGCAGTCACATAAGTGCTTCTACCAGTAGTAAAACCGCCATGATTATCTGTAGTTGTGTCTGTATTCTGTATTGTAATTTTATTTCTTAATGAACCTACTCTAGATACACCTGGCATTTTAACCTCCTAAAATACTTTGACTTCGAAGTATTCTGTAAGGTTGTAGCATTGCACCAATTGTATAAGGTATTGCATTTACACCTAAACTTGTAACTGCTTCCCTATTTTCATAAAGATGAGCAGTAAGTAATTTAATAGCTTGTACTATTGGCTCAGGTACATCACTAGCACCACCATAACCTGCAACATATTTTACAACATAAGCATTTGCATTTCTTGTTTGTGTTACTGTTGGCCATGATTTGCCCTGTCTTAGAACAATTCTTGCTTGGTCGCTTATTGTATCTACATAATAGTTTGATGACGCATAAGTATATTCTGTATCTGAATCATCAAAGTATTTTACATGAGTTACTGATGCAACAGGTGGTTTAGGTAAAACTATAAAATTTGAATTGTACTCCATGTCAGGGGCTGTAAAAGTTCCTTCAGGATAATTTATATCCGAGTAAAATGGTAGCCTATCTAAATAAAGCTCTAATGTTTGTGTTGTTATTGCTCTATTTAGGTAAGTTTCTATTACATTTTGTGATGCTTTTACAAGTTCACCAATCAAAGTATCATCATCACTAAAATCAACACGCATAAAAGATTTTTGTGTAGAGGTTGGGACTGCTGAAGTTGTCCAAGCTGTTACTACTTTTATACCTGACATTTTAAACCTTTATTTTTTCTTTTTACCAAATATCTTCTTTGCTACTTTTTTTACTTTAGATTCAGCTTTTTTTTCTTCTTTAATAACTTTTTTTTGCATATTAGCTGTTGCTTGTTCTGCTCTACCATCGTTAGTCCAAGCACCTGCCATTTGCATTTCTAAATCTGTTTTCATTTCGTATGTTTGTCCTGCTTTATAAAGAATAGTTGTTTCACCATTTCCTGCAGCACCTTTAACATCGACTTTCATTTTTACTTTCATAATGTCCTCCATTTAATTTTGTTGCATGGGCGATTACTCGCCCACACAAATATATTAATTATGCATTTGCTTCCGAAGCCGCAGGACCATGTAAAGGGTGACCTTTAACACCT